GGCGAAATCAACAAGATCTCACACACGGCGGTGGCCATCCCACCGGTACATCTACCGGAATACTGGCCACAGGTGGTTAAACTGTTTAACAAACAGGTGAACCAGAGGGGCACGCCGAAACGTGCTCATCTGGCTCAGCCGCTGCCAAAAAGCGTCCTTCAGTGCCTGCAAGCAGGTCTCCTGGACAAAACCGATAAGGATGATAAACCAAAGATTGAGAGGCAATGGGTTGTCTTGCGCGCGGCACTCACACTAAGCTTCAAGCAAGTCCATCTTGGACTCAACGTCGCTAATGCTCAGGATAACCTGGCATGGAGCGGGTTGTGGTCGTTGATGGAATGGTTCTTGCTGACTGCTGCCCACCAGGGCCCTAGGGCCATTGGGACGGCACTAAAGCAGTGGGCAACAGAAGCTCAAGCAAGAGCGTGTGGTGCTAACAGTCGAGAACAAAAGGTGGGATTTGCACCCACCTTACTGTCATTCTTCAAGGGTTCACTTGTCAGTGAGCTCACAGTGCAAAACATGTGGACTTTCTCAAATCTGGGAAGGAGCATCCCCTCGCCAGTCGCTGATACGGTTGCTGATGAAGCAGCCATAGGCGAATGGGAGGAGAGGCTTTGGCCAGAAAAGGAGCCCACAGGTTCAGCAGAGCAAGTCCGAACAGACTTCAAGTCCTTCATTCGCAGTTGGACCGTGAAGGCTGTGAAGACCCTCAAACATCGTGGAGCCCAGATCAAACTGGGTAACGCGAAGCTGAATGATAGCGCGTGTCTCGAAAGATCGCGTGCAAAAGGAGGAGCGTATGCGTGGTATAGGGAAAGGCTGACCCGAGATGACTTTGTTATCACAAGGGAAGACCTTATCCTCGCTACAGCATGTCTCGGCGTCAACGCCGACGTTCTTCATCCCCCACGGCCGCCTGCGGCGGCAACGGGAGGTAAAACAATCGTCGGACGTGACGGTCGAAACCACTTGGCACGAGTGATAGATAACATTCATCTCAACACTGTTGCTCACAAGAATCCAATCCCAACTGCTCCTGTCCTCAACATGACAGGGGAGAGTGTGTTCTTCGATGACCCACCGGATGGGTTGGCAAAGAACCGACAGCAGTCTGTCAGTTCCTCGTCAATACCATTCGGAGGATCATCTAAAACGCACTTAGCACTTGGAAGTGACCTCAAGAAAGCAACACTGTATTTAAATCAGCTTGACCCAGCCACCCGAATTCTGCTCTACGATTTCCTGATCATTCAAGAGGCCGAGAAGGATTTCCAGGAACGAGGATTTGGGTATACAGCTGACTTAGAGAATGCTCCGGAAGGTATCGCAACCAACCAGGTGACATTCAATGACCAACTGTCTTCCCACACCCCAATCCCTGTCCGTCCTCTCATTCTTGGTGAACGAGGTCAGAAAAGGCGTCTAGCATCAGTCGGGCCCGCTTGTGCGGTTGTCCTTGGACAACGCATAAACGGGCTACTGCTGAAGCTCCTCAAAACGGATAGCACGATGGCGGACACTCTCGAAGGTAAAACTAGCACCGCAGTGCCAGCTAACATCGAGTCAGGAGTCCGTGAGTTTTTCAGTACACCCCTCGTCATTAGAGACTCAGGACTGATTCCCATAGATACAAAACAAAGCCGCTTTGCTGAGTACCCGAAACCGGTTTTCCAAAGTGCTGACTTGACTGCTGCTTCTGACCTCCTGCAACATGACCTCTGCGGTGATGCTGCAGATGTCATCTGCGAGGTGCTCTCACAAGACGAACCATTGTTAGCCCTAGGAGGGTTATACCACCAAGTCGCTCGTGCCTTGGTGGGACCAATGGTCCGTGAGTGGGAGCACCAACAATCAAAGAAGGCACCTCGGTCAGCCTCAAGTTGGTCGAGCCAAGGGGTCCTCATGGGATTTCCGATGGCTTGGCCACTCCTGAGTCTGAGTAACCGGTACGCTGGGAAGTGTGCAGTTCAACAGGTTTTCCTCGAAAATTCGGTGACATTGCCACAGAATTCCGTTTTCAACCTGATGATCGCACACAAATTCACCACCGTGCGTAGTAAACCGTACGTCATCTGTGGGGATGACTTTGAAGCTGCGTGGACTGAACGCCATGCACAAATCTACGATGAGACACTTGCAAAGTTAGGGCTCCTCCTGAACGCACACAAAACTTACATGAGTAAGCAAGGTGGTGTATTCGTGGAAGAGCTCCATCTTCTCAAGGGGGCTTTACCCATTCCACCGGAATGGTCGTCACGCACGAGCGTGTCGAC